AGATTTTCACCCGATGCCGCCGCAAGGTTCATGACACCCGGCAAGCCCGAGAGCATTTTGTCGGTGTCCCAGCCCGCCATTGCCATATATTTCAGCGCTTCGGCGGACTCCGTCGCACTGAATTTTGTGGTCGCGCCCATCTCTTTCGCTTTCGCGGTGAGGGCTTCCAAATCCTTGCCCGTAGCGCCGGATATGGCGGCGACCTCGCTCATACCGGCTTCAAAGTCCGAGCCGACCTTTACGGCAAACCCGCTCGCAGCACCCAGCGCGCCGGAGACTGCCGCGACCGATTTCAAAACCGTACCTAACCCCTTAGGCGCTAAGCCCGAAAGTTTGTTGATACCCTTTTCAAAACCCGAGGTGTCAAGGTCGGTCAATATTTTGATAGAACCGTCAGATGCCAAACCGTCACCTCCTAAAACGCCGAAGCAAATGCAGCGGCAAAATCATCGTCGCGCTGTGCATCGGTGCGCAGATCCGGCAGCGCATACGCACGCTTCGCCCTGCGCAGTGCCGCACGGTCTTTGGCGCTCATGCCGTTTTCAAACTTCGCCGTGCGAATGTGCATCACGCGTGCCATTTCGGTGTTCTCTCCGAGCGCCGCAAACATAGAGGAAAACTTCCACCAGTGCAGAAACGGCACGTCGTACAGATCAAGCGCGTACTGCTCCCGAAACGACGCGTAAATGCGCTGTTCATCGGCGGCAAAGGAATACGGGCGCGGCTCGTTTTTGCTCGCTACGTGATCTTCTTTCGGCGCTTTGCCGCAGCGGTAAAACCACAAGATTGCTTCAAAAAGTGCCGGTGCTTTGCCTTCCAGTACCAGCGTTTGCAGCATCGGCATAGTCTGCGAGGTAAAATACAGCTCCAGCATCTCCGCAACACGCTGTTCGTTGGTGCGCGTTGGGTCCTGCATCAGCTCCTCAAAAGCAGCAGAGGCACGGAAATCCGCGTTGATCGGGATCTCCGTGCCGTCCACCATGATGCTTTCGGGCAATGTCTGCCACGAGGTCATTTGATATAGCTTTTGCCGTTCAGAGCGCGCATCTGCTCGCTGAGCTGCGCGTCCGCCTCATATCTCGCGGTCACGAGCGCATCCACCGCATTCATGCAGCGCATCATATCGCAGGTCGCGCCGAAGATCTTCTTCGCCGTGCCGTCGCCGAAAATCATGTCCAGCACCGCGAAAACAGATTTGCACACGTAGCGGATCTGCTCGCTGCCGCTCTTTTCCTTCGGCACGTTCTGCATCTGCTCACCGAGCATGAGCATCGCTTTTTCAAAGCATTCCACAGCATCGGCGTCCGCGAAGTTGTATTCGAGCTCGGTATTTTCGATTTTGAACTTGTACATGCTGCACCTCCTTATGCAAACGTAATGGTCTGCCAGTCGTCGTCCGTGGTAGCCGTGCCGGTGACTTTCTCACCCTTCGAGCGGAAATTGCCCGTGTAGGTATATGCGTCCATGCTGCCGCCTTCGGAATCCGGGATGACGGCATAATCGCGCTTCATGGCGGGTGCAGTCGTTGCCGTGGCACCCGTTGCGGAGAGGTCTACAAGGATCAGAGAGCGCACGGCGTTGCTGCCGATCAGCTCATCGTCTGTGATCTTCACAATGTCCGCATGCACCGGGTCGCCCGCATACTGGTCGAAACCGTAAGATGTGGACGGCGAATAGCCGGTGACGTCCGTCTGCTCAAAAAGCTCGTCTACATACTGACGGGTATACTCCTTCGCGTTTTTGGATGTAGAAACGTCCGTAAAGCCCTTCATACGGTGGTAAGTAGTTGTATCGCCGGACGCTGCCGGAACGCCGTAAAAGAGCACCTTTTTGCTTCTGGGTACCAAAGTTCTGGTATCTGCCATAATTCAAATCATTCCTTTCAAAATTCTTTTAAATAGAGCAAACGGCACTGTATCTGGTACCGCTGGACCTTTTGCTGCACATCCGCGCTGATACAGTAACCGTTTGTCAAAACTTCTATTTTCTGTGCCGTACACCCGCGCGGCAGCTCGGGCAAAACACCGCTTTCGCTCTGCATCTCCAGCCAGTCGGCAAGCTGCTCATAAAAGCCGCTCACCTTGAGGTTTTCGATTTCATCCCGGCTGTAATACTCGCTTGATGCGATGACGAATTCTGCTTGCCGCAGGCTGCTGCCGTCCGTGTACTGCCGCACAACGGGCTTTGCGGGGACTTCATCGACCGTATACGCGATCGGTTCGCCCTCGAGGTAATTCACGCGTATCAAGCCGTTATCAAAAAGAGGACACCCGGAAAGATACTCCCGGATGCCCGCCAAAACCGATATGCTCATTTTCCCGCCTTTCCGCCGCAGAACGAAGCGATGCTCTTATTGAGCTCGTCGCCCTTATCCGCCATCATGCGCTTGTCCCAGTAGGCGCCGCGCAGGCATTTGTAGTTGTGCGCATTCTGCTTTGTAAGCCCCTGCCTGCCGCTGCCGGCGTTGGTGTAATACTGCACCGCCGCGTATGTCTGCACGTACAATACGCCGTCCGTGAGCACCTGTGCGGTGTTTTTCAGCATGCCGGTGTCAAACGGCACATACGGGTCACAAAGGCGTTTCACTTCGCTTGCGACCTTCTTTCTGCCCGTGTCGTTCAAATGGCGTTTCGCTTCCATTTTCACAAGCGGGTCAAGCTTCAGTTCAATGCTGACTGCCATATACACCGCCTTTCAAACCGCAAAGATATGCCAGTGCGGCGCCATCACGGTTCGGCGGTTATCCCGCACCGCTTTCACCGTCACCGCGTGGTATCGGTGCTTGAGCAGTGCAGCCGCCGGCGGGTCGCCGTCAAACGTGCCGCGCAGCAGCATGTCGTTTTCTTTCGGTGCAAAGCCCTGCGGCGCGTATTCCGCGGGGATGCGGCACTCCGTGACCTGCGCGAACGTCATGCCCTTATCCGTCAGCTCCGAAGTGCTTTTGCTGTACCAGGAGCCGAAAAGCGGAATGGCTTTTTCAACGCGGTCGCGCTCATCGAGCACGAAATACGTGAGCTGTTCTTTACAAAGCTGCATGCTGCCCTCCTACCAAATACCGGCGTAGCGCAGCGGGTGCGCACGCGGCAGGTAAATTTCAGCCACGTCTATACGGTGCTGCGCAAAGTCTTTCGCGAGCTGTGCGGCGTCGCCGAGCGTTTCGCTGTACCCGTCCGTCGTGAACGACTTCACACCCGCCCGCTGCATCTGCTCCCGGCGCGCGCTTTGTTCCGCGGCGTATACGTCCGCCACAGCACAAGCCGCAAGCTGCACGTCATCGGGGATTTCTTCCGCACCGCGCAGCCTGCCGAACGTCAGCGTGTCGATATATGCGCATGCCGCACGCATCGCCTGCGGGAAGCTCTCCGCTTCCATCGCACCGCCGTATGTGCTGCGGTAGAACTCAAAATCGACCGTCCACATGTCAACCCATCGCACGCACGGCGAGCTCCGGATAGATCGTCTTATACGCGTACAGCACGTCCATGGAGAGCATCTCGCGCTTATGCTTCATGTCATAGCCCTTTGTAACGCGCAGGGAAATGCCGTTGTAGCTCGTGGTATAGCAGTCCACACCGGCGGGCGTAACGAGCGGACGGGTGACAAACGCGAATGCCGGGGCAACGAATGCCAGGTTTGCGGTGTGGTCGCCTGCGACTGTCACATTCGTCGCGGTCGTAACGTCCTTCTTGAGCGCCGGATAGATCGGCACTGTGATCTCGTTCGAGGCTGCCGCAGCATCCGCCGTGACCACATACGTGTCGCCGAGGATCGTCAGAATATCGCCCTTTTTGAGCGCGCCGGTCACGGCAGTCGCCGCGAGGGTGAGCTGTGTCGCACCTGCCTTTGTGGATTCCTTCGGCTTGATGGCGGCGGAAAGCGTACCGGCAGTGTGATGCTTGACCGCCTGCGACATGTAGTTGTCGAGACCGAACAGTCTGCCGATGGAGCCCTCACGCAGCGCCGCTGTGCTGCCGGACTTTTCCGCGTTGACAATCGCCGGGATCGTTGTGAACGCTGCATCCGCTTCCACGTCCCACACGGCACGTCTGCCGCTCGTCGGTACCTTGTTGGCATTGAGTGCCTTGCGCACGGCGGTGATGTCCTCAAGCTTGCTCGGCGTGGTGCCCGGCGTGCCGCAGACATACGGAATGTCCTTGTAAAGTGCAAGACCATCGCTGTTGATCTTCTGGGCGAGCGCGACAGCCGCAGGCTCGATAAACTGGCGGTTGAGGTTGTCGATGTTCATCGCACCCTCCAGCGCGGAGATCTCCACGTCCACCGTCGCAATCTTGTCGAGCTTGACCGTTACGGTCTGGCTGTCGTCGATGTCCTGCATCTCAACACCCTTCGCTGCGTCAAACTCCTTTGCTTCCAGCTTTGCGGGCTTGCGGATCTGAATTTCGTCGCCGCGCTTCTGGAACGTGTCGGAATAGTCCTTGTATACAAGGTTCGGGAACACGAGGTTTTCGATCAGACGCGGCAGCGCCTGGCGTGCGACCTCTTTGATGGTTAAAAACTGATTTGCCATAATGACCTCCTGTTATTTGTTATCTTTGAGCACAGCGGCATAATATTCCGCGTCGCTCATGGCATTGTAGTCGGGCGTTCCGCCGCCGGCGTGCTGTGTGCCGCTGTTCAGACGGATGCCGCCCTGTGTACCGTTGTCTGTGTTCGGGCTGCCTGTGCCGGAAGTCTCGAACATGTAGCCGCTTTCTTTCTGCAGGGCCTCCAGCGCAACGGCGATGTCGCTGTCCTGGTTCTGGCTTTTTTGGAGGGCTTCCACGTCCAACATCGCCTTGATGCCTTTCGTGCTCCTGCCGTGCCGGGAGAGGATCGCGTTATCGAGACGCGCGTCAAATCTGAGCTGTGCAATCTGCTCCGCGGCTTCTTTCTCTGCTTTTTCGGCCTTCTGCTTCCATTCATCGGCGGACTTTTTGATCGCGTCAACATCCATAGACTTAAAGCCTTCAATCGTCTTGTTCGCATCGGATAAAGCGTCCTTCGCGTTCTTCAGCTCTGTGTTTTTGGTGTTGAAATCCGCCTTAGAAACGAATGCTTTGCCGATCTCTGCAGAGACCTGCTTGTCGATGTCCTCGGTGTATTTGTCGCCGAGAATACCTTTCAGCCATTCAAGTGCCATAGTTTTTCCTTTCTTCTGCCGCGTCCTTTTTCTCGGGCCAGTCCCCGTTCTGCGGCCGCCCCGCTTCTTTTCCGCCGGGCAGGCGGTAATTTTGGGTATGAAAAAAGCACACCGCCGAAAAATATCGGCAGCGTGCTGATTCAACAATGTTTAATTTATCCGATCATCAACAGGCGGAAGGTCTCGCGTCCTTTCGGCGTGATGAGCGTTTGTCGCTGCTTCGTTTTCCCAATCTCGTTCATACTGCCACACCTTCTTCCTGCTTCTTGACCTTCATGAAGACCGTGTTGTACTTCTCCGTCAAGTCCTTTATACGATTTTTCAACATAAGGCACGGCAAAGTCCACGCCTCTCCGGGGATGATAGAGCTGCTTTCCGTGGTTGCGACCTCTAATGCGCAAAGCGTATCGGTCACCATCCGCAGTTCTTCAATGATGTCGTCCAGCTCAAAGAATTCATGTGCGATCATAAATAAAAACCTCCATCAAGAAGTCCCTATCTGATGTAGAATAGATTTCAGATAGAGCTTGCTCTGTCGTGTGCAGAACATCGAAACGTATTGGTTGTCAGCCATGTTTCGGTGTTCTGTTTTTTTATTTTTTAATTTCTTCTTCCAAGCGTAAATTCCCTCGCCGAATAGCTTCGTTTTGATTTACGTTCTTTTGTTCGCAAAACTTATCTAGGTTTTCAAAAAATATTTTTGCAAAGCAAAAGCAGCCCGGCGCCTAAGCGCTAAGCTGCTTTATCAACGGTGTAAAATTATCGTGATGCTTCTTCGTCCACCCTATACCACCGGCATTTCTCACAGATTTTATTTGCGGTGGATCGTTCAAAAGGCTCCGGGGCAAATTCCATATCGGTGTTGTCGTCGCGGATGTCCTGAATGACCCAACATTCGCCCCAAAGGACGTCGCGTTTCAGTAACGGACACGGATGTTTGTCGTCTGGATGTCTCATGTTTTCATCTCCTCCAAATATTGATCGTATTTCTTACGCCATTTCTGCGGTACAGCTGTTACCAACTCATAGTCAAAATTAAGAACTGCATATCCGTCTTCGGCCAAAAATTTCATTGTAAACTTATCGTCTTGATACAGCGTCAGTTTCGCATTGTTCACGAAAAGCTGTGCCTGCTCAAGCGACATTTGAGCGCGGTCAGCTTTGGTTGTAAGATTTTCAGCCGCATGAACACGCATACCGACTATTTTAGGCTTTCCTGCATCAACAATGATCTCTTTATGGTTGATTCTCTGCTTGTATTTTACACCATGAGCAGAAAGCAAGTCAAATATGGGTTTCTCTTTTTTATTTTCCCAAACCGCCTTCTGGCTCATGCTGCGCCCGAAGCCCATCACCTGCACGCGGGAGGTATCTGCACGGCGGTCGGTCTGCCGGGTGAAGTCCCGCAGTTTTGCTTCCTGCCGCTTGAGCTTCACGGAGCTCTGCGCGAAATCGCTTTGCAGGTCGGCTTTCTGCTTTCCCGTTGAAAACTTTGCCGCTTCGTCCAGTCCCGCAAGCTCGCGGCGTGTGGCGCGGATCTCGCGTTCCATGCGCCGCTGCATCTGGCTGATCTCGTATTCCGTGTACATGCCGCCGTTATACGGCACGTCTTTGGCGTTCAGCGCTTCGATGTCTCCTTTTGTGTAGGAGCGCTTCGAGATACCCTCAAAAAACGGATTCCAGCTATGACGGCAGTTCCACCCTTGAAAGCCCGCGCCCGTGCCGTAGCCGATGTCCGAAAGCGACAAATACCCGCGCCGCCCGGAACGGGAGACAATCTGTCCCTGCCAAACGGCATGCGAAGGTCTTGCGCCTGCGTGCGCAGTGATCTCCATGAGGTCACATTCAAATTCATCGGCAAGCGATTCGGTGATCTTCCCGCACGTCTGATTGACGCCGGTCACGACGGCACGCCGTACGGCAACGTCGAGCTTATCGACATGCCCGGAGGGATAAAGTACGGAAGTGCCTTCCCCCGCTGCATCGCGTATTGCCCGCCGTACAGCCTCTTGGTAACTCAAAAAGCCGCCCGTAACCTGCATTTCGGCGAGCGTACATGCAGAAATGAACCTCTGCTGCGTTTCAAGCGCCGTTGTCATCGTAAGGTTCAAAAGCTCGCCGCCTGTCTTCTTGAGTGCGGCCTGCAAGATGTTCCATGCACGCTCGTTCTGACGTATCGGCGGCACGTTTATGCCCGCCTGCAAATACTGCTTGATCTCCGCGTCCATGCTTTTCACACCGGCATCCTCAAACGCCTTGCGCACGGCTTCTTGTGTCATGCCGCTGTACTGCGCGACTTCGGCGATCACCTCGTCATAGAGGCGCCCTGCGTGCTGTAACTGCTCCGCCTGCCAGCGTGCCGTGTCCGTGACTTCGCCCATTTTCATGAGCCTGCGGGCAATGTCCCGCGCTATGGCTTCGTCGAGCCGCTGATACAGCAGAATCACCGCATCGGCGCAGTGTTCGAGATAATCAGGCGTCAGCATACGGATCACCGAGCGTACGTGCGCTCTCGTTCGCAATCGCCTTCGCTTCGCCCTCCTCCATGTCCTCAAAGCGCGTGAGGTAATACCACAGCGGCACTTTGCCGGCGATTACAAACTGCCGGAACTGCTCCTTTTGCGTCTCTTTATCCACAATGTAGCTGTCGTCAAAATCGACTGTCACCGGCGCTTCTGGGTCTACG